CAGATAAGAGCCTTATTTGTTCCTGGAGTCATCAATGAATCTGAATTGTCGCGGAAACGATCTAACTGAATGCCCGCGGCTTGCAATGAAGTTGCATTAAGAGGCACGTTTGTTGTCGCGCCGACAGTGATGATGTTTGACTGTGTTGCCGCGCCTGACTTGCCTGAAGTATGCGCTGCGTTAACAATAGAAAGGCCATCTCCGCCTGTGATGAAAGTTGTTCCCTGTGCAAGGTAGAACATCTTTGCAAAGTCTTGTTCCCAGTTAAGGAGCAAGCCGTTAGCAAGACCTGTCATCATGTTACCCGCCTCGATAACGCCCATTCCTGAACGCTTTTGGAGGAAGTAATCAAGCTCTTCTGTGTAAGGAACGCGCTTTGTGTACTTTCGTGTTACGAGAGTCTTTGCAAAGCCCTGAACCTTGGCATCAGTTGTATAAATCTGGCCTTCGAGGGTAAGTCCACCAGCTCCGTAACCGCTCATGCTAGACATCTTGTCTGCAGTGGTTTCGATCTGGTATTCTGTAAATGGAAACTGTGTGTACTGAGACTTCGTGACCAACTGATTCTTTGACTCATCAAAGATCTTTTTTAACGCTGGATCAACTACTTGCGTCAGTAACATCGTTGAGTTTGGAGCTGACATATTTCAAATAAGTTATGTAATAATAGGAAAATTAAACTAAGCTTGTGCAAATGCCAACTTCTGTGGCTCTGCTACTGAACAGCGAACAGTTGTAGTGCTGCCGTCTCGATTTGGATCGAAATCGATAACAAACATCTGGCCGCTTGCGCCTCCAGCTAAATTAAGAAGGAATGCGTTTGTAGACAAAGAGATATCAGCATATGTACCGACGTCTGTTTGTGTACATGCCTGATCTGAAGTCAATTCAAATACAGTTTCTGTGTCAATTGGGGTATATCGGCCCTTGACCATTGCAACTGTTTCGTTGTCTGCAGTTGCGTCAACTGATGCTCCGAGGTAAGTTCCTGAGATTTTTTCCGTAGCCGCTGTTCGCTTCAAGAAGCCATCAGCATCAATAGTTACAAAATCGTTAGGTTCTAGGTGTTCAGAGTTCGCAATGATCAACTCTTGCGTGTTGAAGTTCTTTGGCCCCTGAACTGTTTTAATGCCTGACATAATTGTTAGGGAGTTAGTGTGTAAAAGTAACTTAGCTCTTCTGTCGTTCGCTCCACGCGGCCGATAACCAGTCGCTCCACTCTGATTTTAGTCCTCCTGAGGAAGAGGATGCGGGCATTGGGGCAGGTGGCGTTCCGGCTCCCGCGCCGGTTCCTAACGTAGGTTTGGGCTGAGGAGGGGTTGCTACGATGGCTTGTTGGCCAACGGCAATGTTATACGCTATCTGCAATGCTGCTTCATAATCATTCTCTATGACATTCGGGTTAACTAATGTTAATGCTTCTTCAAGTTTGGCGTAAGCGGGATCATATTGATTACCCGTTAAACCTCGTTCTTTCAGGAAATCCTTTTTGGTCTTTTCGCGTTCGCGCTCTTCTTTAGCCTGCAATTTGCCCTTAACTTCCATCAACTCCTTTTGAGTGTTGTAGACTTCTGGATTTGACTCCTTCATCTCTTGGAGCTTTATGAACTCCTGCAATTGCTTATAAGAACGGATGCCCGCGTGTCCCCAGACTTCCTGGATGACCTTATTTCCCATTAGGGGATCCTCTTGAACGATCTTGTTGATGTAATCAGGGTTATCTCTGACTAAATCAGCCTGTAACTTGAGAGCTTTTCTTAGTTCCTCACCCTTGCGCTCATTTTCCGATAGTGCTCCAGACAACCGCTTTTTTAAGACTGCTTGATCATCCTCCGATGGGGGAGTCACAGGGGCCGCCTGTCCGTCTTTCGGCGGAGTGTTGTTGGGATCATTAGGTTGAGCATTTTCCGCAGGGGCTGCAGGAGCTTGCGGATCTGGACTTGCTGGGGCAGCTGGTTGCTGTCCTTCAGCAGGGGTCTTTTCTTCTGTCATAGAAGTGGTTAAGTTATGGAATAAACTAAAAAAGAGAGATGTTATACATCTCTCTAAAAGGTTTACTGCTGATAAGACAACGACGACTCACCAGCGTAAACCCCTAAGAGAGAGGCATAACTTGTGCTTTGTCGTTGTCCTATTTATTAATGAACAGCTATTTCTGCGTGACTTTTGAAACTTTTGACTGTCTGATCTTAAGGCCGTCAATGTTGGTTGCGTGCGTTGTTGGCTGGTTTACTTTAACGGGGCTAGATGATGGAGTCGCCATCTTTTTGATTCCCACCTTGCTTGATTGCGGCGAGGACTTCGAGGTCTTCGACAACAGATTCAAGATAGCCGGTTTTTTCTGGTTTTGGCTTGGCATATGATTGGTGATAATTAAATATTAAGCTTCTTTTAAGGTTTTCTAGTTTGATTACGTAATCCGCCGCCTTGATTCCTTCGATGCTTGGATTGTCGAATGCCTCTCGCTGTATAAATGATACTCCACTTCTCCAGAATCTGACAAGTGATTTATAGGTTGGAGATGTTGAGAAAATTGCGAGCAGTTTCTTATCCTCGATAGTCAATTTCTCAATAGGGTCGTTCTCGATAGCCTCAAGAGCTGACAGGAGCCTAAGCCCCAGCTTGAGCCGCTTGATTGTCTGGAAGAGGTGCATTAGGATTTTGTAGGTTAGTGGTGTCTAATTGGTTCTTGCGTAACACTTCTTGCGGCAAATATTCTGATCCGAGGCCTTCTTGCGCCAACTTTTCTACTGGCATTTGTGACATATCTTTATTGCCTCCTGGAAGCACGCTGTCTGGCATCTTGAAAGTTGTTCTAACGTATTCCGCAAGGCCGGCAGCATCGAAGTTTTGCACGAACGGCTGAATTGCATTTAATTGTTCGGATAATACTGCTTTTTCAAGCTCTCTGCTTGATGCAATGTTCGCCAACTCAAGATATAGCTCGTAGTCTGAAGACAAATCATCGTTTGTAAGTTTGAAGTATCTAAAACCTTCCACGGGAGCCGGCTCCTCAAACAATGCGCCGTCTGTTCCGCGCCCAAGCTGAACATTCTTGGTTCTGACCTTAGTTTCACCCTGAGAAACCAGATCTTTCCAGTGAAAAAGGATTTCATCCTTCATTAATTCATACAAACGCTTAAAGTAAACAGAGGCGTTGTAGTTCATGCCGAGTTCAACGATTGCATTCTGGCTTTCGCGGCGAATAATAGTCTTGCGGGCAGTTTCTCCTGCATCGATGTTTGAAGTGTCGTTAAAGTTGATTCCGGTTGCCCTGATAATGTCCTCGTCTGTTGTTTTGTCGAGGTTTGTCAGCGCAATAGTGTCAAAGTTGATCTGGATCGGCTTAATGTCATCTGGTTTAATGCGCATAAACTCCTGATTCCATTCAAATGTTTCTTCGTCGAATGAAGACATTGGGTCAACTGCCAATATTGGCTTTGCCTGCTTCTCTGTAACTTCAAACAGAATCTGTCTAATGAGGTTTTTGATGCGGTTAAACAATGCAGAGACATGGGCAGATGAATATCCGTATGGGCTTCCGGGCATTTTAAAGTCAATAGCCAATGCGATCGGAATCTCTTTGCCTTGCGTCCTCGCAACGCGCGGTATTGCCGTGTGGACATCATTAAGAAGCACGTCGTTTGCTATAAGGTGGTATGAATCTGAGATTCTATCGAAGTAGCGCGTTACGCGCACAAATGGAACGGTGTCGCCGCCAAATAAATCGGTGTAAGCACTTCCCTCCGCCTGCATAACTGCGGATTCAGAAGCCGCCATCACCTTGTCGATTCCATACTTCGCAAACTTCTGCACAAACTCCTGTTTCGAATAGTATTCGTCAACGCCGGCGTAATTGCAGTCAGATAGATTGCACTTTGTGCAATGCTCGTCAAGCAATAGGTGGCGAAGATCGATATTTCTGTAGTAAGTTTTCTTTACTTTCTTTTTGTCGACTGGTTTATTGTTCTCATCCTTAACGGCCACCTCGTATTCATCTGTCATAACCATGACCGCCGATGTTCCAAGAATATCTTTACCCAAAAATACTTCAAAATCTTCCTGATCCGCATCCATGTCATATAGGAATTGATTGAACCAGTGTTTGAATGCAATGGCCTTTGTCGGATCGTTGCTGCCCGCTGATACAAAGTTGACCTTTGGCTTATTCGGAACTTCGCTGGCGAGCTTACGTATAATGACATCGTGAATAATTGGCATCTTCATGCGAAGAAAACGGAATCCATCACGGCTATACAGAGTCATATCATACTGTTCGTAGATAGGATTGTATAGATTGTTCCCCGTTTGATTAATATCTGGAAAAATGCCGCTGTAATAAGAAGCCATGGCAGATTGCCAGATTGGTTCGAAGTATTTACGGCGCAATTGCATGCGAGAACGGCGCTGTGCCCATATTTGTTGGACTTCAGTCGCAGTTATGGCTGGCTTCGATAGGTCTTCAGGTAGATATTGGGTCGCCATTGGCTTTCTTTTTAATAGATTTGTTACGCAATTTGATTCCTTGTGATGTGAAACCGTTAGTGTCTGGCAAATCGTCCAATGTCTTATATACCTTCCATAATATTTTCTGCCCTGTTGCAGGGTCAAAGAAGCCCAGCGACAATACCGGGAGTAGCTTTATAGTATCCTGTTGAATTTTTGTTAAGCCCTGCAATCCTTCCTCAACAATTGCAGTAAGATAATCTTTGAGAGTCTCGTATCCTTCCGCTTTCCAATCAGCTTCATTAAGTTCTTGATTCGGAGTGAACCATTTCTGAACCTGTGCAACGAATTGCCCGTCATCAATCTTAGCTTGATATTGAGGTAGATTCATAGAGAGATGTTAACTGATGAGCAAATTATGCTACTATGTTCTTAAAAAAGCAAAGCTATCGTGCGCGGGAAAGTATTCCTTCTCTTTCCATAAGCCGTTTAAGCGATTCTCCCTTAGTCTTTTGCTCTGCTTTTTTGACAGGAGGCAACCAGAACGGCATTGTTAACGCCAGTGCATCGATAATATCGTCGTGCGCGGCTTTAGGGAATCTGAGCAATTGTTGTTCAATTTCGGCCATTCCTGGACGGTGGAACACAAGTCCGGATTTATAATATGGAATGAGACCGCGTATGCGGCGTTCTTTGTCGACTGAATGCTTGACTTCCTCAATATTGAGCATTTGCCCCGTTCTGAGCATTTGCTCACGTAAAAAGTGAGCCAGCGCCTCTTGGTACGCGACAGTCTCAACAACGACAAGATCGCTGTTCCATGTCGAATGATGGTAGAATATCTCATCGATAACCTCAGACGGGTTCATTCTGCCAGCCGTGTATTCCAACAAGAACACGCCCCCGATAATCTGGCGCGGGCTTATACTCGGCATCACTCCGACAGTCATGATAACGCTGTCATCGGCAGTTTCTTTCTTGGATATCGCGGGGTCAATTGCCGTTATGATGCGCATTCCAGGAGGAATGTCGGCCTCCCGGTAGTATTTGAAGAATGATTTCTTGAACTCCTGCGTCTCCTCATTAATAGGATTCTGCTGGAATAAACATGCCCAATCGTATGAACCAACTGAATCTTTAATGTTCATCAGCGCTTCGCGGCTGTATCTTTGTGGCCACAAGGGATCTCCCTGCTTCCTGAATTCCTCGTCTTCCTCCGCAATTGCAGGAAAGTTTAGGTGCTCCCATTTCTCTGGCTCCTTGGCTAATATGCGGCCAATTAGATCATCGTCGTGCCATCTGGTGTGGATGATAACGACAGCGCCGTTGGGGGTTAAACGGGTAATCGCGGTAGATGTGTACCAGTCGTAAACTTTATCACGTATGACCTGCGATTCCGCCTCCTCCCTGTCTTTAAATGGATCATCGATAAGCAAAATATCAGCGCCGCGGCCTGTGATTGCACCGCCGACGCCGGCGGCAACATATCCGCCCTTCTTATTGGTGTGCCATCTGTTTTTAGCCTTAGAATCCTCTGCCAGCTTTACATTAAAGCATGCCTGAAAGTCTGGTTCGTCGACAATGTTACGAACCTTGCGGCCGAAGTCTGACGCAAGTTCTCCGGAATACGACGCCATGATGATTTCTTTTGTAGGATTGCGCCCGAGATACCATGCGGGGAAGTATTGGGAGGCCAACATGGATTTGCCGTGGCGCGGCGGCATAGTTATCAGTAATCTCTTAATTTCTCCACGTTCAACACGCATCAAGGCATTTGCAATCTTATCATGCAGCCATGATGGATCGTACTGAGGTTCCATTAATATGGCCAGCGATAGAAGATCATCATTCACCAACTGCTTAATCGTTCTCTGTTTTTGTGGCTTGTTCACGCTGAGATAGTTTAAGAGCTTGATCTGGCGTCAATGACATGGCCTTGCCCTGAGATGTTATATCTACATTCTGCTGATCCCGCATATCTGTCATGTTCTTAGCAACGAACATAAATGCGGTAGGATTGTAGTTTCCGCGGAGTCCATTGGATATCAAGAAGTACTTCTGCAATTCTTTTGCTCTAAGAAAAGCTTCTTTGAACTCTGGATATTTTTCCGTCCACCTGTTAAGAGTAAGAGTTTCTTTGACACCTATAGATGCGGCGAAGTTATGAAAGAACGGAGGATCATTGGGTTCTTTTTTAGATTCAACATAGGCTATACTGCCATCTTTATTAAAGTGATCGACAAAAACCTCCTTCATGGGGGGAACGCTGAAGAAATCTATAAGCATCTGGCAGTATTCAGGCCTGTACGATGATATGCCGCTGGCATTTGGGTTTCCAGGATTGCCGAGGGCATATTTATTACCGATTGGAGCCGGATTATTCTTAATCTTTTTCTTAGCTCCTTTATGTTTGGTTAACTTAGCCATATGTATTGGTAGCAGGGACTGGAGTCGAACCAGTTATGTCCAGTTTATGAGGCTGGCCAGCTATCCGATGCTGCACCCTGCGTTATAGCGTTGGAAGTCTGACTAATGATGAACGTTGTTTAGTCGCAGTATTCTTGCGAACATTACCGGATACTGGAGTTATGCGTTCTGGAAGTTTCGTAATGCTTGGAGTTTCTTTTGCCCATCGATCGGCCGTTCCTTTGGGCAGTTTGCCTTGATCTTCGAGTTCTCTGAATTTACGTTCTTGCGCTTTCGATTTGAATGGCATGTCAAGGATTTAAAATGTAATTGGCGTGATTGAGGAATTCATAATCTTTTTCTATCAGCTTATAATCAGCCTTGTTAAGCAAGAAATCTGCAACCCTGCCTATAAGCATCTGTCGATTACTGCGTGAGTTTATAGTATCCTTAGCATGGCATTCCCTGCATAGTGGAGCGGCATTGAATGGACTTGAGAAGAATTTAACACGTTTCGTTCCGCCCCTGCCGAATATGTGATGAAGTTCTGATGCTGGTTTCAATCTACAATCGATGCACATCGGATCATGAACATACATATACTTAACCGATGGCGCAAAAGCATTCAACATGCGATACAATTATACTCCTAAGACATTTATAGCACAAGCAAATCTCTAAAATTCTTCATCAAAAACACTCTTGGAATTCTGTTGGCGTTTCACTCCGAGCCTAATATTTTTGGATACCAATTCGGCTTGGCGCATAAGATCAGTAATCCTATTGAGATTGAGTTGTTTTGTCTGGCCTTTATACGTTAATTCGGATGCTTTGCCAAATATGACATCCCACACAAGATATTGATCAATGGATTCAACGCCGAACAGATATTCAAGATATTTAATAACTGAATCTCTGTAAGTGATCATTGCCTGATATTTGGGGAATATTAGGAATACACGCTTCCCATTGCCATCTGCATGGCTTTTGAGAATGCCCCAGTCTGATTTTGGACGGGTATCTAGATCTTTGTCTTCACCGACAAGAACATAGTCCTTGTTATAATCATCCCATCTCATTCCGGCGGCTTTACATGCTTGCGCTATGTATTTTTCTTGCATGTCGCCGATTGGAGTATTGCATTTTTCCATAGTCTAATATTGTTAGTAATAAAAGTATCTGTACATTGTTTATGGCATTTTAGACATTCTCCCCACCATTCATAATACACTTTGCCGAGCTTATAATATTCAGGATCATTGGCATGCTTATAATATATGTATGAATCACAGCATTTTGATGTAGGCATATTTATGTTAAGTTATAATTTAATTCCGCAGAATGGACAATAGTCGATATCGATATTAAATTCTTCGCCTTCGTCTTCTTCACTGGCTCCGATAAGCCTATCCATATAAACCCTTAGAGTCCATGGGGCTTCGTGATCTTTTATGCCAATAATATTAACGGCTAGATGTTGATTGCTCCACTTGCATTCGTGAAATTGTTGAACTATTTCACTCATATATTTTGGATAACCGCATACATTGCAGCTACGGTTGCGAAGTTTAATTTATAATCATTGCCAGTTATAAATGTAATTATCAGTGCGCAAAAGGATAACATTGTGAATGTTATTAATATATTTACGGTTTTATTATTCATTTGTAACTTGATTAGGTGATAATACGCGGTCAATCTTTTTGCCGACAGTTTCTAACGTCCAGTCCCAACCGCCATCAGGATCTGACTTTGATTGTGCAGATAATTCTACGCAATAATTAATTGCACGTTTGATCTGGGCATTGGTGTATGGAGACAGGAGCTTTGCGGATTTTGCATTACGTTGTATGAAACTCTCTATAAATTCCTTGGATTGGTCTTGTAGCTTAGGGCGTTCTTTTCCTCCTGATGCAATATATCGTTGAGCTTGAAAGTAAAGATCGCAAACTTCGAATAGGCGAGTTGGTTGTTTTTGTTGTTTTTGTTCGGCACTCTCTATAGAATTTAATAATACGTTAGTATTATTAATATTCTTATATATTTTCTTTTCTTTTCTTTTATAGTTGAACACTTGTTGGCGTTTGTTGAACACTTGTTCAACACTTGTTGAATTAGCCCTTAGTAGAGCGCTCTTTTTCCCTGCCTCAGAACGCTTATTAGAGATTTCTTCGCGCAATTTCATGTTTCTAAGTGTCCTTTCTGTCGTCACATAACCGCCCTTGTTCAACACGAGTTGAGTCTTGTTGAGCACTTGTTCGATTTTGTTCAACATTTGTTGAGTTTGCTCTCTATCTGCAAAAAATTTGATGTATTGTTTGTATGCTTCTTCAGTTATTTTCCCATCTTTTTGTTGATGAAGAATTTCAACCAATATCCAATACATTCCTATTCCGGCAAGTCCGCATTCGGATAGAAGAATCATCATTTTGGGATCTTGCGAAGCGTTTGTGTCATGTGGGAAATAGAACGAATCTTTTTTCATATTTTTAATTGGTTATAATAATCGGGGTATATATGATTTTGCTGTTTCTTTTATATATCTTCTTATCTTCAGCAATACAGTGGGGATCATGATGGGATTTTCTTTGATTCGATATGAATATGCGTATTGCCGTATTTTTTGTCTCAACTTGTGGGAAGCGATTTCTTCTGATTTTATTAATTTGTGCGGTTGCGGCCTTTTTGTCACAACGCTGAATTTCAGGTTTGCATATTCTTCTTTTGAGAGATACGCATTTATCTTTGCCCTACGTTTTCGGGCATTTAATTTTCTTCCTAGAGATTTCATATATTGTTATTAAATTACAAAAAACCGCCGCCCGAATTTGTTACGCAAGCTTACCTCGCCAGCACACAATAGTATCGAGCAGCGGTTGTCTATAATTTAATTTTGAATTCAAAAACATATTGCGGTGGACGAGGTACGTTTATTGTTACTCATTTTTATTAAAAAGCAAATTGAAATTTCGCCTTGCGTTAAATTGAGCAATGCGGCATAATGAGAATGTTATGAAACTCGACAACGACGAATTCAAAAAGTTTCTTCAGTTCACAAAAGACAGGCACCAAGTCTATATTAATAGATTTATTAACAATATGCCTAGACCGTGGACAGAAGATCCTATTCTTAATGAATACAAATTCTGCAATGTGTATAGAGAGCTTGACAGGGGCACTCTATATTTTGTTGAGCAGATAAAAACCGAAGAGATGGAAGATGATGCCTCTCCTCTTCTTAAAGCAATTATATATAGAGCAGTTAACAACAGAGATTTTTTTGAATTCGCAAAAGGAATTCCCGAAATGTATCCGGAATATATAGTTGAACAGGCAAAGAAGTATATGCAGCAAAAAGGCACATTTGTCGGAAATGCATATATGGCATTTGCATGCACTAAAAAGGGGGAGACAAAAGCCCATTCCCTTGAGCAACTTATGAACTGGCTTTGTGATAATTTTGGAGATTGGAATGCCGATGTGTTTGAAAAGGCAAAATCATTGCCAGAAGTTTCTGAGGCGCTATGCAGAATCCCATTTATCGGAGAATTTATAGCATATGAAATTATATGCGATTTGTTTTTGATCGATTACATTCCGCAATTCAATATAAATGATTGGGCGAATGTTGGGCCGGGAGCCAAACCAAGTTTGGATAAATTGTGCCCAGATCACGATAAAGATTATCTAGAGGCCTGCAAAATTGTAATGGCAGCCCACAATTCATCAGATTGGCGACACAAACCTCTCAATCTCAGGAACATAGAGCATTCTCTATGCGAATGGCGCAAATATTGGCGCATTGCAGACGGAGAGCGAAAAGGCAGAAAATATAACCCAACAACGACATGTGCGGCATAATAGGCTCTTATTCCCAAAATCCAACAAAGCAAACGCGCGAAATAATAAAATTGTTGTTCGAAGAATCTCAGATAAGAGGAAAGCATGCAAGTGGAATTGCTTATGTGTCGAGGGGTTCCATCAAATCTTACAACAAACCCATAAGCGGCAAGGAATTCGCAAAGGAACTGAATTATGAAGATTGCGATTACCCTTTGTGTCTAATAGGGCACTGCCGATATAGCACATCTGATCTTGCTTACAATCAGCCAATATTTACTAAAAACAATGCGATTGCGCACAACGGCGTTGTAACCCAAATGTCTCCTGACAAATGGAGCGAATATTATGGATTCAATTGCAAGACCAAGAACGATTCGGAGTTAATTCTGCAATGCATAGAGGCAGGATTGAATCCAGAACAGCATTTCAGGGGAGCCAGTTTGGCTGTTGTGCATATAGACGCGTATGGGAATTTGAGAGCATGGCGGAATGGGCTCAGGCCATTATGGGAATGCAAAATAGGGGATGATTACTTTGTTGCCAGCACCAAAGACATATTCTCGAGAGTCCTTTCAAGGGCAGGGCTTCGCGCCGAACCCAAAATAATTAAATGTTCCCCTGATTATCAAGTTTATGA